CCCCGGGGCCAGAAAGATCGGGAGGGACTGGTTCGTGCCGGAGAACGCGGAGTACCCGGATCTGCGGGTGAAGAGCGGGAAGTATATCGGATTCGTAAGAAAAAAACAGGAGAAATGAACCAAGTTGAACCACGGCCGCTTCGGCGGCCTTTTTTTTGCGCTTCTTGGGGCCGAAATATGCACGAAATGCGTCCGAAGGATGCACGGAAGGATCATCGTCAGGAGTGGCCTGGAATGGCAAAATACAGGCGAACAGGAGGTATAAACGATGGACAAACTGATTGCCAGGCTGGTGAAATGCGGAATGCCCAGGGACGTGGCCCTGGCGGTGTACAGAAGTTTCAAACGCGCAAACAACCTGTGGGAGTTCGAGCGCTATGTCGAAGGAGTGGAGGAAGAATGCCGTGAGCCGGTGGAGGAAATATAATCCCAATCCTGTCCAGCGGTCGGTCGGTGACTGCGCGGTGCGCGCGGTGGCTGCAGCGCTGGATGTGGATTGGGAAACGGCGTACGCGATGATCGCGGAGAACGGATTTTTCATGGCCGACATGCCGAGCTCAAATTCCGTCTGGGGCGCGGTGCTTCGCCAGCACGGATTCAGCCGGCACTCGATCCCGAACACCTGCCCGGACTGCTACACGATGGAGCAGTTCGCGGAGGATCACCCGGATGGAACATATGTGGTCGGAACCGGGAACCATGTGGCTACGATCCGCGATGGATGGATCATGGACGCGTGGGACTCGTCGAAAGAAACGCCGGTTTATTACTGGCATAAGGAGGAATGATCATGGCTTATTACAACGGATTCCCGGCAACCTATCAACCCATGTACCCGCAGATCCAGGCGCCTGTCATGCAAACACCGCAGCAGGTGCCCGTCATGCAAACACCACAGCAGAGCAGCGGTATTTCGGTGGTGCAGATCCAGGGAGGCGAACAGACCGCGAAAAGCTACCTGGTCGCGCCTAACACCACGGTTCAGCTGTGGGACATGGAAGAGAAGACGCTGTTTATCAAGAGCGCGGACGCCAGCGGAATGCCGAGCCTGAAGGTGCTGGATTTCACTGTCCGCGGAGAAGCGCCGGCGAAAAAGGAATACGCCACGAAGGACGAGCTGAACGCGCTGGCGGACAAGATTCGTGAAATGAAGGACGAGCTGGCTGGAAAACGCCGGTCCAGGCTGACGAAGGAGGAAGACGATGAATAATCCGATGCAGATGATGCAGATGATGGCCCAGCGTTTCCAGCAGTTCAAGCAGACGTTCAAGGGTGACGCGAACCAGCAGATCCAGCATCTGATGAACAGCGGTAAAGTGAACCAGGGAATGTATAACCAGGCCATGCAGATGGCACAGCAGTTCCAGAAAATGATGGGAGGCAAATAATCGTGGAAGAAAAGATCGAAACGAAGATTGAGGAAATCGTGGACTACATCATCAGCAAACCGGTGAAGACCGTGACGCTGAACGACTACACGATCCTGCGTGAGGAACTGAAAGACATCCGATTTCGCAAAGAAAGCGGGGAACGACTCAAACGACTTTTGGACGGGTTTGCTGTTGATCCTGCTGTTCATGCAGCAGTAGACGGTAACATCGAAAAAGCCTGATCAGCTTTTTCAAAATAACCATTCTGATTCTTTTCGTCGAGTGCGCATAGACGATCTGGATAAATAAAACGAAAGGAATCAAAACAAATGGCTCTTACTGATGAAAATGGCAGCATGGGAACGACCATGCTGGTCCAGCCGTCGGGCTTCGGCGGCAATGGCTTCGGCGGCGGCCTGTTCGGCGGAGATCTGTCGATCCTGGTTCTCTTCTTCCTGTTCATGATGATGGGCGGATGGGGAGGCATGGGCGGCGGTTTCGGCATGGACGGACTGTATCCGTGGATGAACAATTCGCAGAACATCAACGGCGGTTTCCGGGATCAGATGCTGAACACGCAGATCACCGGAATCCAGAACGGGATCACCGGAATCGGCACGCAGCTGTGCAACGGATTCAACGGAATCGCTCAGCAGATGAGCAGCAACGAGATTGCCGCTCTGGAGCGGAGCTTCGCCGCACAGACCGCGAACACCGCCGGCATGACGGCCCTGCAGGCGCAGATGGCCCAGTGCTGCTGCGACAACCGCGCCGCGACTGCGGACCTGCGGTACACCGTAGGCACGGAAGCCTGCGCTACCCGGACCGCGAATGCGGAAAACACCAATGCCCTGCTGACCGCGCTTAACGGCGGTATTCAGAGCATCAAAGACCAGCTTTGCCAGGACAAGCTCGACGCCAAGAACGACACGATCGCCCAGCTGCGCCAGGAACTGATCTTCGCCCGCGGACAGGCGTCCCAGGATGTGCAGACTGCAGCCATTCAGGCCGGCCAGCGCAACCTTGCCAACGAGGTCGAACAGTATGTGGCGCCCAGAGCCGTTCCTGCCTATGTGGTTCAGAATCCGAACTGCTGCGGAACCTACGGCATGAGCTGCGGAGCGTGAGGTGATACCGATGGCAGAATATGCGTATAACCCGGTCCAGTTGGTGGAACCGAACCAGAACGTCCTGCTGGACACCGTGATCCCCTGCAACAAGGGATATGTGTTCCACCGGGAAAACTCCGGGATTGTTATTCTCCGCGGTATTGTGAACTGTCCGCAGGCTTGTTTCGCGCGGTACCAGGTGACCTTCAACGGGAACATCGCGCTGCCTGAAGGCGCGGACGTCGGTCCGATCAGCGTGGCGCTGGCGATCGATGGCGAGCCGATCCAGACCAGCCGGGCGATCATTACACCAGCCGCAGTGGATGAATACGGCAATGTAACCAGCACGGCGATCATCACCGTTCCGAGGGGCTGCTGCTTCACGGTAACGGTGGAAAACACGTCCGCTCCGGCCGCTCCCGGAGGCGTGGCGCCCGAGATCAACGTGCAGAACGCGAACCTGGTTGTCTCGCGGATAGCCTGACGGAAAGGAGGAAAAAACATGGACTTCATGAAAGATCTGGAAACCCTGTGTGATATCCTGTCCGATCAGCTGAAGGACGTTACCCGGAAAGCGAAGAACGGCATCAGCTCCGGCGATCTGGAGAACATCGACAAGCTGACGCATTCCATCGCATCCATCAAGAAGATCATGGCCTTTATGGAGGATGAAGACTACAGCGGAAACTGGCCGGAAGGTTCTTATCGGAACATGTACCGCGGTTCCTATGGTCACGGCGGTTCCTACGCGCAGAAGCGTGACCGCATGGGCCGGTATTCCGGTGAACGCGGATATTCCCGTAACACTCTGGCTGACAAAATGCGCGATCTGATGATGGACGCTCCGGATGACCGGACGCGCCAGGAAATTCAGCGTATGGTCGAGAAGCTGGAAAACGCGTGAGGGGGTGACGGCCCGTGATCACCGAGAAGGATCTGCAGGAAGCGATTGCCGAATGCCAGGGCCAGAGAAACCCGAACGCCAGCACATGTATCAAACTGGCCGCGTTTTATACGATCCGGCGGGAGCTGTTCGGGGAGGATAAAGATGTCGAACGGCTCCCCTTTTCCCCTGATTATTCCTACGCCATGCAAACAGAGTCGGAACCGATGATAGAGATTGACAGCGACAGCGCGTTTGCACGACGGATCAACGGAAGACCGCAACGGGAGATCTGGCCGCTGATGGATGAGATGATGGATACGATCCGCGCCATCCATCCGCGGCTGTATAATGCGGTCATGGACAGGCTCCGGTGAGAATCGGGGCCTTTTCTGTTTGCATAACGGATGTCTTTTGGTGACATTAAGTGACATTTAGTAATATTTGCTGATATTTTGTGTATTGACAATACAATTCTAAAATGGTATTATCATGTCGAAAACCGGTCATGAGCCGGAGAAAGTGAGGGCAAGCACATGAAGAAGTACATGGTGGTCACGGTGATCGAAGGAAAGCAAGGGGCGGCTTTCTTCGACAAAATCACCGACGCGGAGCAGTACCGGATGGACTGCGAATGCGGAATGGGAGGACGCGCCCAGGTCTACGAATGGCAGGATGAAACTGAAAACGACTGCGGATGCTACGAGTTTGTGTATGAGTGAGGAGGCGCGATAATGTCAGGATTGTCATTGGAATGGAAAGACATGGACCGAAATACCGTTACGGTCAAAAAGTCCAGGGGCAAGATCACCTTGGAAGAAATCCTCGAATTTTTCCACGAATCGAAGCAGGTCAACTGCTTTGATGGAAAAATTGTCATGTTTATGTTCCGGGTGAACGGAGATGCGGATCTGTACCCTTACGGATGGGAAGAGCAGAAAGGCGACATGCAGGATCTTCTGATCCTTGAGGACGAGGGCAGATGCCCGATCTGCAGCGGGAAGATGTTTGTTCAGTATTGTCCGGAATGCGGGATGAAATTATACGGGAGGGATGAAAGATGAAATACTACCTGGCCTATGGATCGAACCTGAACAAGAATCAGATGGCTTTCCGGTGCCCGGATGCGGTTCCAGTTTGCCGTTATATCATGCTGGATTATGAACCTGTTTTCCGGCGCGGGTATCTGACGATTGAGCCGAAGAAAGGCGCAGAAGTGCCGTGCGGCATATGGCAGATCAGCGACCAGGACGAGAAGAACCTGGACAGGTATGAAGGCTTTCCGCGCTTCTACCGGAAAGAACGTTTTCCTGTGATGGTTCCAGATCCGGAGGAGCTGACCGGAAAGATGGTGACGGCCCTGGCTTATGTGATGAACGATGGATTTCCGCTGGAGGCTCCGAGTGATCACTATTTCTACACGGTGATGCTTGGGTATACGGATTTTTGCCTGGACAAGGCGCCGCTGATTGATGCGTATGAGCGGGTGAAATGGCCGGAGGGGTGATTTTTATACTACCGTTTATACTACCAAAGTTGGTCTGAAATGATCTTTTTGATATGTTTTGGACATTGAGTCATGCAAACAAAAAAGCCTGTGATCGTTATGAATCACGGGCTTTTCTTATGCTTTGAAAGTGATGGTTTCTACTACGGATATTCGCCGACCAGGCGAATGATCATGAGAGCTGGAAGTATTTATTTTTCAACAGATTCTGAGGTTTCGGAATTTTCTATACTACCATTTCCACTACGAAAGAGCGTTTTTTTCAGCTTTTCGGCTTCTTTTTCAGAGCGGTCGTCGGAGGCTTCGTCATAGACCTTCAGGATCATTTTTGCGTCCGCGTGGCCCATCCAGCGGATGCAGGTATTGATCTCCACGCCGTTGTCCCGGCACATACAGCAGAAGGAGTGCCGGAGATCGTACGGAACGACCGTGAACTCGATCCATGGCGGCAGCTGGCCGCCGGCGTCGAGGATGGCCCTGTGCTCTTTTGTCCGTCCGTACCAGCGCTTCCGGCAGCCGTTGATGGCTGTTTCCATGCAAACAACGTAGGATTCCCAGGTACGCTTCCATGAGTTGACGGTAACCGGTTTTCCG